CACCAGACCCCGCAGCTGACAAAAGCGAGATAAATAGTGTTTTGGCACAAGGCGAAAAACTTTTAACTGCATTAGAAGATGCACAAAGAGAATTAAATAACTATTCTCAAGTTATATATGGAGAGTCTTGGATGCCAGAGGGACACTATATGAGTTATAGAAGTGAAGCACAATCTCTTGCAGAAGATTTACAACAAAAACTAGAAGACATAGGTCTTGCTGGCGACAATAATTTTCCAGAAATTAATGAGTTAGAAGTTTATGCAGAAGATTTAGAAGATTTAAAACTATTAAATGCAGAGCAAGGCAGACAATGGGACTTAATAATTACTGAAATTAATAGCATTAACGATAGTTCAATTACATAATGCAGAGAAACAATAAAAATAACAAAACCTTTATACCTAGCCGAACATCTCCAGAGGGGGGTGGCAGAGGTTGTCTATGCAAGGATAAAGACACATATTCTAGCAAATGTTGTGACGGCTCTATGATAGCGCAAGGCATCGGAGTAATAACAAAAACATAATGAAAACGTAAATAATAAATTTTTAATCGTTATATATATATGAAAAATACAAGAATGCTAAATGAAATTAGAACACTTTTAAACTTGGAGGTAAAACTTGAAGAGCAAAAGTTAGAGAACGGCACTACAATTAGTGCAGATGAGTTCTCAAAAGGTAATGAAGTCTTTATTCTAACAGACGATGAAAAAGTTGCTATGCCAGTAGGAGAATACATACTGGAAGACGGCAGACTTTTAGTTGTTGAGGAAGAGGGTGTAATTGCAGACCTTAGAGATGTTTCAGACGATGTGCCAGCAAAAGAAGAGGCTGGAACAGAAAAGGAAGAAACAGAAGACTTAGATGAAACAATAGAAACTGAAGTACCAGCCGAGGTTGTGCCAGAAGTAGAAGCAATTATAGAAGCAGTAGTTGAGGTTATTGCTCCAGTAATTGAAGAGGTTAAGTCTGAAATCGAAGAACTTAAAAAGAAGTTTGGAGATATGAAAAAATACGAGGACAAAGAAAAAGAAGACAAGAAAAAGGAAGAGATGTCTGCTTCAAGAAGACCAATAAGACACAATCCAGAAGCAAAGTCTGCACAAAAAAAACAAGTGCAATTTGGTAAAGGACAATTTACAACAACACTTGATAGAGTACTAAACAAATTAAATAAATAAAATGAAAAAAAGAAACGTAAATTTAGCAACAACGACTAACATCACTACAACTTATGCTGGAGAATTTGCTGGCGAATATATCGCAGCGGCATTATTGTCTGCATCAACAATCGATGATGGTGGTTTAACAGTAAAGGCAAATATTGCTTTTAAGGAAGTAATTAAGAAATTGGCAACAGACGCATTAGTAAAATCTGCTACTTGTGATTTTGACCCAACATCTACTATCACATTAACTGAAAGAATTATTGAGCCTAAAGAATTGCAAGTAAACCTACAACTATGTAAGTATGATTTCGTGAACGACTGGGAGGCACAATCAATGGGTTATGGTCTTGGACAGACTTTGCCACCAAAATTCTCTGATTTCTTAATTGCTCACGTAGCATCGGAAGTAGCACAAAATACTGAGTTATGTATTTGGCAAGGAGATACTGCAGCTGCAGCTAACAATTCATTCGATGGTTTTGAAAAACTAATCGCAGCTTCTGCAGCGGCTGGGGACATTCCAGCGGGACAACAAGTAGCAGCGGTAGCTGGTGGTTTAACTGCAGCTAACATTATTACTGAGTTAGGAAGAGCAGTAGATGCAATTCCAGCAGCGCTTTATGGAAAAGAGGACTTATTTATATACATTGGACAAGAAGCAGCTAAACTATATGTACAAGCACTAGGAGGTTTTGCAGCTAACGGCTTAGGAGCAAATGGTGTTAACAATATGGGAACACAATGGTGGAACAACGGAAGTCTTACTGTAAATGGAGTAAAGATATTTGTTTGTCCAGGCTTATCAGCTAACAAAATGTATGTAGCACAACGTAGCAACTTATACTTTGGAACTGGGTTACTAAATTCTACTCAAGAAGTACGTGTACTAGATATGGGAGATTTGGACGCATCGAACAACGTAAGAATGGTAATGCGTTTTACAAGTGCGGTACAATTCGGAATTGCTTCTGACCTTGTAGAATACGCATAATTAATTAATTAATCAATTAAAGGGGTGGGTAGATTATCTGCTCACCCTTTTTTTTATAAAACAAAAAACATATGCCTTGTTTATTAAATACTGGTAGAAAGCTACCTTGTAAAAGTGCCTTTGGTGGCATAAAAAATGTATATCTAACAGATTTTGGAAATATTAATTCTATTATACAAGATTTAACGACTTGTGAATTTGATGTATCTATGGTCTTACTTAAAGAGTGGTTTAAATATGAAGTAAAAGGAAATTCTAGTCTTGAAACTACTGTAACATCTTCAAGAGAAAATGGTACTACTTTTTACACACAAACTTTAAACCTTACATTAACTTACCTTGACCCTTGTACTCAAAGAGAATTAGAAACTGTTGCAGTTGCAAGACCTTATGCAGTTGTTGAAGATTATTATGGTAATTTCTTTTTATGTGGCTCAGAAAATGGAATGGAAGTAACTGGCGGTACAGTAGTTACTGGAGCAGCGGCTGGAGATTTATCTGGTTTTACACTTACCTTTGAGGGTATGGAAGAAACGGCTCCGCTGTTTTTATCTTCTGCACCATCACCAGTAGCAAGCGCACAGGTTGCACCAAACTAATATTTTTTTATTATTTTTAAAAGGGTTTCTTTTGTTAGATGCCCTTTTTTTTGCTTTAATATGTAAATAATCTGTAAATTGTCGTTATATATATATGATATTATTTAAACCACAAGCTAGCAATAAATTTACTTGCATTCCGAGAGAGTATGTAACAGACGCAGTTATGACTATTAGAGATGATAGCACAAATGTAACTGTAGACTATCCATTAGTGCCAAGAATTGGTGGAGTAGGCAATATTGAAATTATAAGAGATGATTTTAATGTCTACAATTCTACTTATCAAAATATGGTAGAGGGTCATTTTTACGATATGACTATTTTTTCTGACCCATTAAAAACAAATGTAATATATAAGGACAGAATATTCTGTACGGCACAAAAAGACTTAATAGTATTAGACACATATTACCATTACGAATTAAACAAAGGTCAATACGATGAGTATGACGGCTTTAATAACGATTATATTGTAGTATGAGAAAAAGAAACAAAAAAGGTCAATTTACAAAAGCAAGCAAGGTATCAGAATTTGGCTTTGTAAACCTAAGCACCTATACATCGCCAGAGATTAAGGAAGTTAACGGCGCAGACTGGATTGAGTACGGCGAAGATAACAACTATTTTCAATATCTTATTGACAGATATAATGGAAGTCCTACTAATAACGCAGCGATTAATGGTATCTCACAAGCTATTTACGGCAAAGGATTAAATGCAACCGATAGCCAGAGAAAACCAAACGAGTATGCACAAATGATTGCC